TCAGTTAATTTTAATTCTGGCCGACTATCAATATAAAAATTCTTTTGTTGCTGACCACGAACTAAACGTGGTTGCGTGTATGACAGAAATCATGGCCAACGTTGAGTTTATCTAGTGCGCCAAAACGTTTTATAATATAGATATATCATGACCGAAAAACAACCTAAATATTACTATGTGCAGTTACCTGACGTATTAGCAAAAAAGCAATTTTCTAACCACACTAGATTGCTTGCAGCTAATCTAATGAATAATCCGTACATGAGTGTTGGCAACTATCTTACAAACCTGTCAAAGGCTGATTTGGATTATATGTCAGGACTTACTGAAGCAGGAGACTCCGATCCAGAAACGCAAGAACTGATGATTATAACTCTTATGCTATTGCAAGCAGAAGGCACTATTGTAGCATGTGAAGATGACGTGATTGACCACTTGTCAACGTTTAAAATGATGATTGCTGGCGCATCGTTAGGACGAAAAGGTCTTATAAAAGTTAACTACGAAAATATATCATTTAACACTGATATGGAAGATTTAGTAGTATTTGAAAAAAATCAATAAAGGAAATAGTATGATTGATATGTTAAAAACAATTTGGAATAATTTATTTAATAAGCAACCTGTAGTTGTAGACCAAGAAGTGCATCCGCTTCCAACTGAGGTTGAGGAATTAGTGCCAGTTAAGCCAAAAACAGTGCCAGTTAAGACAACTACGCTAAAGCCAAAAGTAAAGTGGCCCTTTCCTACAGGTCCAAAACCCGTAGTAGAACCTATGAAACGTAAACGCAACTCTCCGCTCGACAAAGCAGCTGTATCAGCTCCTGAAGTACATGCGAAAAAGTCTGCTAAGGAAATTGCTGCAGATCGCCGTAAAGCCGCGGCAGCTTCAGATCGTGATAGAGCTAAAGGCAAGAAAGCAAAATAAAAACTATATTATGAAAATCGGCCTTACAGCATCCACATTTGACTTACTTCACGCCGGTCATATTGCTATGCTGAGAGAAGCTAAATCTACTTGTGATTACTTAATCTGTGCATTGCAGGTAGATCCTAGCTTGGATCGTACAGAAAAAAATGCTCCGGTCCAAAGCATTGTTGAGCGCCAGGTCCAGCTTGATGCTGTTAAATATGTGGATGAAGTAGTAGTATATTGTACAGAATCTGATTTACTTGATATAATAAACATGTATCCTATTAATGTACGGATACTTGGAGAAGAATACCGCCAAAAAGATTTCACGGGTAAAGATGAATGTCGTAACCGTGGCATCGAACTATATTTTAATAAACGTGACCACCGGTTTTCATCTAGTGACTTGCGCAAACGCGTTGCTACCAAAGAATTGGCAAATAAATTATGAATCCATTTGAGTTTGTAAATGCTATTAATTATAGCAAAGAAAACCTAATAACAGATAATATAACTGAGAAAGCTTATAATGCTTATATGATCAACAGGTCATTATCTTACTTTCCAGACACCGTCCTTGCTGCTAATGAAATGAACGTCAACCACCAGCTTGACAAAAAAATGCAATTTGATTTTTTACTCAATATTGTTAGAAAACGAAAGCGCTTTTCGAAATGGGAAAAGAAAATAGACAATAACAACATGGAGATAGTAAAAGAATACTACGGGTATAGCGACCAAAAGGCGTTATCTGTACTGCCGTTACTGTCTGACGAACAACTTAAACTATTAAAAACTAAAATTTATAAAGGTGGGGCAAAAAGTTGTTAGATTTTAATTTGTATAAATATTATTATTAGAAAACGAAAGCGCTTTTCGAAATGGGAAAAGAAAAAAGCTGACGGTGATGTGGATGTTATCAAAGAGTATTATGGTTATAACGATTTAAAAGCTCGTCAAGTACTTAGCCTTCTATCGCCTGAACAATTAGAACAACTATATAAAAAGGTGAACAAAGGTGGAAGAAAGTAATTTGATTGAATGGACACCCAACTCAATGTTGGAAGTTGCCTTGAATGAGCCAGATGATTTTTTAAAGATCCGGGAAACACTAACTCGCATCGGTGTGGCATCTCGTAAAGACAAGAAATTGTATCAGTCTTGCCACATCTTACACAAACAAGGCCGATATTTTATTGTACACTTTAAAGAGTTGTTTTTGCTTGACGGTAAAAAATCAAATCTTGAAGAAAACGATATCGCTAGGCGTAATACTGTAGCAGTGTTGATGAGCGATTGGGGTCTTCTCAGTATTGAGAACCTGGCTAATGCGCACCCTACGGCGCCAATGCGTCAGATTAAAATCATTCCTTACAAGGAAAAGAATGAATGGGAATTGTGTCCGAAGTATAATATTGGAAACAAGCCTCATTAAAGAACCCACCTTAGGGCCGTCGTGATACAAACGGTAAAAATGTATCCGAACAATTGGACTGGCACTCGTTAGTTGTCCCTGTATTAAGTAAGCAGGATATAAATAGAAGTGGATACCGAGCAATCGGTTCCATTACTATACACACACTACACACATAGGAGAACTAATATGTTCACACCCAACTTTTATATCGATCAGTTTCAATTGACAAAGAAAATTGTCGCAGATCAAATCTTTAAAGATCAACCAGAGCTACAAGCAGTAGCAGTAAAGTTTCTTGATACACAAACAGCATTTGCTAAGATGCTTGTAGACAACAGTATCACTGTCAATAAATTACTCTGGGACAAAGCAACAGCCTTGCCAAAACCACAATGAGTAATAAAAATCCCTTTGAAATCCGTGCTGACATTTTATCTATAGCTAAAGACTATATGGATAAACAATACGCGGTTAATATGGAATTAACAAAGCAAATGGTTGAAGCTGGCCAGAAGACCGTTGAAGAGTTACAAAAAGCTTCTCAATTTTACTCGACCGAAGACCTGATGAAAAAAGCACAAGAGATGTATTCCTTTGTATCTAAGAAGGATTAATCATGCGCATAACATCAGACAAAAAATGGGAAGCCTGGTTTAACCACAAGTAACCAGAAGTGCTCCGATTTAAGCCAAGTACGGTGATCCTATACTTGGCTTTTAGTTTAAACCCAAAAGGTAAAAAATGTTAAAAACAAAAAGACAGCTTAACAGCGCATGGAAGTTTTGTAGCGAGTTATTTACGTCATACTATATTGATAGAAGCCAAATTGAAAAATATTTAAGTCAATCAGGTTCCCATGCAGAATTAGAATATCGTCAAAAAGAATTGATGAGACGAGGTATCATATGATGTTAAAAATATTTGAGTACTTTGAATTCTATGGTAAGATGAGAGCCATTAATTATTTAAAAATAATGGGTTATCATGATAACGCTGATAACCTAAAATAGTTGTTTACAAAATTGAATAAGTGTGTTATAATAACCAAGTATCACATAAAGAGGAATATATTATGAGTGAAATTAAAATCGTGCGTCTTACTTCAGGCGAAGAACTATTGGCAGCAGTAGACCGTGGATCCGATAGTCTACTGCTAAATGATATTGCGGTGCTAATTCCAACACAACAAAATCAGTTAGGCCTAGCGCCGTTTATGCCTTATGCTCTACAGAATAACGGCATCGAATTTGATATGAAAGATATTATGTTCACCTTAGAACCTGTTGACGCACTTCGGGAACAATACCAAACCATGTTTGGCCACGTAATCACTCCTCGTAGTAATATTATTGTTTAATTTACATATTGCATAAAGTGTGGTATAATGTACAATAATATGGAGAGTTTATGTCTTTTTACACGTCAGTTTTTCGCTATGGCAACAGTATCCTATTCCGTGGATATGATGACCAAGGCCGTCGCTATCAACGCAAAGAACCATTCCAACCTACATACTATGTCCCTTCACAGAAAGATGTAGGTTGGCGCGGGCTTGATGGCGCCGTGATTGGTCCTGTCAAGATGGATAGCATGCGTGAAGGTAAAGAATGGATGGAGAAGTACAAGGACGTTTCTGGATTTAGCATCTACGGAAACCCTAATCAAATCCATCAGTTTATCTCAGAGAAGTTTCCAGGCGATATTAAGTTTGACCGTGATCGTATTAACGTAACGACGATCGATATTGAGACTGCATACGATGATGGCTTTCCAGAGCCAAGCAAAGCAGAGAATGAAGTGCTTGCCATTACCATTAAAAATAATATTGATGGTATGTATTATGTCTGGGGTTATGGTGATTACGACATAGAGAAGGCTTTAATTAAACCAGTGAGGTATACTAAGTGCTCATCTGAAGCAGACCTGTTTAAGTCGTTCCTTACACACTGGCAAGCACCACAGTTCTCTCCAGACGTGATTACTGGGTGGAATGCACGATTCTTCGATATGCCTTATTTGGTCAATCGTGTTACTAAAATATTAGGCGAAGATTGGGCCAAGAAATTCTCGCCATGGGGTATGCTGAATTACCGCCAGGTCACTCGGTTGAACAGAGTTAATGATACCTATAATATCGAAGGTATACAAACCTTAGATTATCTAGAGCTTTTTCAGAAGTTTGGATACACGTACGGCAACCAAGAATCGTATAAACTAAATCACATTGCTAATGTGGTACTAGGTGACCAAAAGCTTTCGTTCGAAGAATCAGGCTCATTGAAAAATCTTTATAAAGATGACTATCAAAAGTACATCGACTATAACATGAAAGACGTGCAACTAGTTGACCGCCTTGAAGATAAAATGGGACTCATTACTCTTGCAATGACAATGGCATATAAGGGTGGTGTGAACTATCAGGATACGTTTGGAGTGACTGCGATTTGGGAATCAATCATCTACCGAAAACTTAAGTCTCAGAAAACAATGCCTCCGATTGGCAATGATAACAATCATAAGACTGCATTTGCTGGTGGTTATGTCAAGGATCCTAAAGTTGGACTTCACAATTGGGTTGTATCCTTTGACTTGAATTCGCTTTATCCAAATATCATTGTGCAGAATAATATGTCGCCAGAGACTGTGACTGACAAGTTTATCAAATCTGGCGTAGATTATTATCTTGATGGCAATAAAGCAGATGTTGATGAATATGCTGCAGCTGCAAATGGTTCCACCTATCGTAAAGATATCGATGGCGTAGTTCCTGGTATCATCATAGATTATTATGATGAACGCTCTGCTACTAAAAAGGCTATGCTTGCATCACAACGTGCGTATGAGAAAAACAAGACGTTTGAACTTGAGAAAGAAATCAACCGGCTTGAGAACACTCAAATGGCTCTTAAGATTCTACTCAACTCACTTTATGGTGCGCTTGGTAATGCTTACTTCAGATACTTTGATATCCGTCTGGCTGAGGGTGTAACACTTACGGGTCAGTTGGCAATTCAATGGGCTGAAAAAGCAATGAATGAATCTATGAATAAAATCCTTAAAACTAAAAATAAGGATTATGTTATTGCGATTGACACAGATTCGTTGTATGTAAACTTTGGCCCACTTGTTGATACTATGAAATGGAAACCTGATGATGGCACAGATAAAAAGGTAGCATTCTTAGATAAAGTATGTAGTCAGCATTTTGAGCCTGTCCTTGAGGAGGCCTATGAAAAGTTGTTTAAAAACATGAACGGCCATAAAAATCGAATGGTCATGAAACGTGAAGTGATCGCTGACCGTGCTATCTGGACTGCTAAGAAGCGTTATATATTAAATGTTCATAACAGCGAAGGTGTGCAATACGCAGAACCAAAGCTTAAGATCATGGGCATTGAAGCTATTAAATCATCGACGCCAGCAGTAGTGCGTGATAAGTTTAAAGAAATATTTAAAATTATCATCAAAGGCAACGAAGAAGATACTAGGCAGTTTATTAATAAGTTCAGAGAAGAGTTTAAACAATTACCTCCAGAAGCGGTTGCCTTTCCCCGCGGCGTAAGTAATATTACTGACTGGAAAAATAATCAGACTATTTTTAAAAAGGGCACTCCGATCCACGTTCGTGGATCGCTTATGTATAACAAAGCAGTAAAGGATCTCAGCCTTGATTCAAAGTACGAGCTTATTCGTAATGGTGATAAAATCAAGTTTGCATATCTACGGATGCCAAACCATATCAAAGAAAATGTAATTTCGTTTCCGGATCATTTGCCTAAGGAGCTTGGTTTGCATCGTTATATTAACTACGACTTACAGTTTAATAAAACGTTCATTGATCCGCTTATGTTTATTCTTGACGCGGTAAAGTGGTCGCTTGAAGATAAGCAGACACTCGAAGACTTCTTTGTCTAATAGCATAATAAGATATGTACATAAGCGTATATGTATGGTATAATGGTTACGTTAGTTAAAATTAAAAGGTATATTTTATGAAATCTTGGTTTACAGATATGAAAGAAATGCACGCGCATTATGGCGTGCCGGAATGGATGAGCAAAACCCGCGAAGCTGATCCAGAAAAAGTTAATAAGTTTCTTGAGTTTCGTATGAATTTCTTGAAAGAAGAATACGATGAAACACTAAAGGCGTATACAGAAAAAGATGCTGAAGAAGTTATTGATGGCTTGATTGACTTATGCGTTATTGCTATTGGTACGCTTGAAGCGTTTGGCATTGATGCTGATAAAGCATGGAATGAAGTACTCAAAGCTAACATGAGCAAAAGCATTGGCGTAAAGCCGGAGCGGCCAAATCCATTAGGAATGCCAGACTTAATAAAACCTGAAGGATGGATTGCACCAAGCCACAAGGATAATCATGGCTATTTACCTGACGTGTTTTAAAAGTATTTTTGATAATAAGACCCACAACTCATTAGAGTTTGAGTCCTTTGCACAGTTTGAGATGGCTCTTAAAGCTTTATCTCAAAAGCCG